TATTTAGTTAGAGACCAGCGGCCAGTGCTCGATAACCTGCAGCAATTAGTTTGCGGCTTGGTTTACCGGCACGATAACGTGCAACAGTTTCGCCCTTTGAATTCTTGCGCTCATTTAGATAAATCGCATAACCCAACTGACGGATCTGATAAACAGCGTCATGCGGATTAGCAACGCCATAGCGAGTCTTAATCTGCGCAGCAGTAAGTTCCTCACCACGAACAACTAGAGCTTCAAGAACCTTCTCAACCTTAGAAATACTGGCTACCATTATATACTTTCTCCATATTAAAAGATGTCGATTACTCGACCGTTCGAATCGACAGTGCGAATGCGAGCATTCGGAAACTGCCACTGCAGCTGTCGCATATTATCCCGATAAAGCAGCGGGACATTCTGCGTATACGAATACGTACGCCAGTTACCAGTCTCATCTTGAAGCTGAACTTGAACCATGTCCATATCCGTAACTCCCTTTTCTTAGGATAGATTAATCTTACTATATTCTTCCACGAAAGTCAAGACATTTTTTAGATCGGAGAAGATATATTTTTTATTCTGCCAACTATCGTTATGGTCGTTGCCTGAAACCTCGACCATCCAACCGTTCTCGTAACGGTTGAGCGTAATATTCTCCGAGACATTCGAAAACACTTCACTTAGCTTAACCTGAGCCATATCATCCTCTTCTAGATTTAGTTCCTACTGTCGTCAAATCGACATCGGGACCAGCATATTGCAATCCGCCCTTGTTATATAGCGGCATAACCAGACTCGCTTTCTTCAGGATCTCCTTCTGAACGTGCTCTGGCTCTTTGTGGAGGTTAGTCATTATATCTCGCTTCGAACAATCTCCAGCTACTAGCTTCTTATTGTCGTAATGGCGAGTAGAACGATCAACCACCATAGACTCATTATACCCTTTCCGGAACGATAAGTCAAGCGATTTTTTATCTTTTTTCGACTTTATTTGATCTGGGTGTAAACCCTTAGATAACAACCATCTATCATGATCCGAGACTAGCTTAGACTTAGCTGTAGCCTTACGGCTCAGTTTACGTTTACTAACAGTCGTCGTGTAATAGGCTGGAAGGATATGCATAGACATAAAGTTCTCCTAACTTTGTCTATCATACCATTTACCTAGAAAAAAGTCAAGCGATAATTTCTAGGATTTCTTTTAATTTTTTGACAGCTGGTTTATATTCATTTTCAAGTATTTCTCGAGCATACTTATGATTTTCATAGTCTAGTTCTTTTAAATACTTGTATCTAGAATCTATAACCGCCTCTAATACTATAGGTACTAGTTCTGAATACTTGACGAACGATACCTCGTCAGTCATCAACATCTTCCTTCAAATTCTCAACAACTATATATTCAGCTTCTTTGCTGATCTGCATATGTTCTTCGAGAATATCCCTTACCTTAATAAGCCGATCTTCAATATCTAGAATGGTATTGTGAACAGCTTTATCATTATGACCTTCTTGAAGATCGACAAGAGCAGCGTTTAAATTTAAGTCAGCGGAATAATCAACTTGCCATTTATGAAACTGCCCGCCTTCATCCATATCTTCCATCAACTTAGGTTGAGGAAATAGAATGTTTTTAATCTGTTCTAACTTTTCTTCTGCCGGAGTGTTTAGTCTTTTCTCAACTTTAAATGGCCACATAATATAAATCCTTCAATTACTTTTTCTTACGACCCATGTTATATTTAGCTTCTAATGTCCAATCATCTTTTTCTTTATGATTGATAATCTTAATCTGACTCATTGAAGCAATAGGTTCAATAATCTTTTCTGGTTCTACAACCTTCAATAAATTCCATTCTTGAAGTAGCTGAATTATTTTATTACGACGTCCCTTATCTTCTTCTGAAAAGTTAGAAGGCTTGCCGTCAATAGTAAACATTTCCTTAAAGTGGACAATGTAATACTTACCTTGCTTATGGAAAATATGACAAGACTGATATAATTTTCTTTCTTTACGAGAAGCGACGCCGATGCGTGTAAGTGTTTCTTTGATTTTAAGAAAATCTTCTTCTTCGGCTATTTTCACCTCAACTAGAGAATCCAAAAGTTCATTCATTTTACTCCACCTTTATTATTTTTATTTCTTATAATTTCAATCTGTTCAGCCGTAAGAATTTTTAATGCTTCTTTGGTGCGAACATTATTATATTTATAATAGTTAGAAACTAGGGTTAGGAGTTCTTCCTGCTTCTTACGATCCTTCTTTTCTTTCTCTGTTTCGGCTTTTGCTCTTTCATAACTCTGCTTTCTAACAGAACCATAAAGATAATCATAATGCATTTGATCCGTTATACCGTAACGAATATTAACTTCATTGACAATCTTGGTTAAACCTCTATATCCTGCAATGACGTTATTAGTTCGCCACTGAGAATAGTCACCATCAATTATTTGCTTCTTACCCTTAGTGATGCTATTCTCATAACGCCAGTCATACCTCTCCTTTTGCTTTTGTTCAATTGAATGCTTTGCCCAATTACCAAAGAAACCAACTGCCTCTTTCTCTGGATCTCTTTCCTCTAGTAATACGTTTAGGAATTTAGCTTTAGCCATCAATTAAACTCGCACTCTTTCATAACTTCGACAAGGAAAGCCATGAAATTGATTTCCGGATTAGCAGAGAATGCATTTTGATATTGATACTGTGCTAGAATCAATACAAGCTGAGCAGCATTTATTGGAGTCATTGCTTCTGCAGAAATATCATAGAACTGATTATAAAGATAATTGACGTCAGTATCTAGGTTATTCTTTACCCACTTACGAACTTCTAGAAAATTCTTATCCTTCATTAGTTTGATAAGATCCTTGATTGAAGCCTCTGTCATGTTTGCCAGAATGCCAGAGTCAATCTTACCAGTCGCTGAATAACGCTGAAGCTCATTAAGAACACGACGCCAATCTGGGAAGTGCTTATTGATTACTTCTGCAACAACAGCCTTATCAAACTCAACGCCTTCTGCATTAAGAATAAAAGTTACTCGCTTGAAGAACTGAGTGGCAAGTTTAGCAATAGCCTTCTTGCTGATCTTAAAATCAATTACAGAACATCTAGAATGAAGAGGATAAATGATACGGTTCTTGAAGTTGCACGTAAGGATGAATCCGCAATTTCTTGAGAACTCCTCCATGAAGTTACGAAGAGCGGGTTGTGTAGAATTGGCATTGAGATAGTCAGCTTCGTCGAGGATAACGTATTTTCTCCCGCCAGACAAACTAACACTTGAGGCAAAGTTGAGGATTTCGTTTCGGAGGGTGTCGATATTACCATTCATAGATCCATTAATTACAATATAATCACAACCCAACTGCTCAAGCATAGCACGTGCTACGGTCGTTTTACCGACACCTGCTGATCCTGCTAGAATTAGATTAGGAATATTCTTTTGATCAACAAACTGTTGGAATGTTGCTTTAAGATCACAAGGAAGAATAGTTTCTTCAATAGTTTTTGGGCGATACTTCTCAGTCCAAAGGAATTCTTCATTCATTATACATTCTCCAACGCTTCACATTCCAAAACACGACGACCCCATCCGGCATCGCCTTTAAACCTATCCCAACATTCTATGCATTGATTTCTTACTTGTTCTGCGTTTCTTCTTTTGGAAACAGATTCAATATAAAACTCATGTTTATATTTTACCTCGTAACAAGTATTACATTTCTTAGTGGCAACTTCATCACCGAACAAGGTTGAGATAATCAATCCACCAGGGATTTGCCTAAACATAATATATCTCCATAGCAAAAAGAGGGGGACCGAAGTCCCCCATTCAAGTTAGAAAGTTGAGCTTGACTCAACTGCAATATAATATTCTACATCATCATGAACAAAGTGGGAAATGCCCTTTGATGAAATATTAACATCATAATCGCCAGGAATGATCTTAATATTCTCAGCCTTAAAGATTGCCTTAAATGCCTTATCAGTGTCGCCAATCTGAATAGAATAAACGTCACCGGAAGGATTCTTGGAATCAGCTGCCTGAAGGTAAAGGTTCTTACCATCACCCATAACAACAATCTCTGGAAGAGCAAGAATGCCAGCAGCCTTCTCGACATCCTTTAGAGTGTCATTAGTCAAACGGAAAGTAACATCAACCGAAGGAAGATTAATTTCCTTTTCTGGAGCCTTTGTAACAGTTGACTCGTCAGCATAAACATAATGCGTCTTACGAGTGTTGTCACAAATGTCAACTGACTTATCGCCAAACTTTAGTTCTGGATCAGTAAACAAACTTAGAGTTGAAATAAAGCGATCAAGATTATAAATCGCAAAACGCTGGCCGAAGTCAGTCTTGACCTTTGCCTTGGCCATGATTGTCTTGGTTGGTGAAATGGTCTTTAGAACATTACCTTCCTGAACAACAATGGATGGATTAATCTTGGCGAAGTTCTTCAAAACATTAACTGTATCTACATCAATCTTCATTATATATTTCTCCTTCTCACTTATTCTTCGACTTCATCATTTTCTTTGACTTCAATGCTCCTGGATCAGCAGTAGCTGAAGCACCAATAGAAGCAAGGTCAGCAAGCGAACCGCCGAAGATGTAAGTTCCAACATGCTGCATCTTCATCCATGGACAGAACCAAGTTGTTAGACCAATTGCATGAGCCTTCTGACAGAACCAATAATCTTCTGAAAGATAACGCTTAGAAACTGGATCGATTTCTGCCTGGAAGAACTGAAGGATCTCACGGCTACCATCGAAGTGCTCAGTACGGACATGATCTGGCTTATAAGAATACTGATCCTTATACGAATCATAGAACTTAGTCATAGCCTTCTTAGAAACCATCATAAATCCAGTTCCGATTTCTAGAACTTCAACTGGCTCTGAGATTGGAATCGAACTCTGATTGCCCTTTGGATTGAAGACGTAATCGCCAACGAAACGCTCAAGAACGTTTGGATCATCATCAGCAACACCCTTATCAACGGCGTGCTTAATCTTTTCCCAAGAGATACACTTCTTAGGATATGGACCACCAATGATATCATACTTCTCTTCTTCAAGAGCCTGTAGTGACATTAGTGCAATAACATCCTGAGGATTAAAACCGATGTCTGAGTCAATGAACATCATATGCTGTGCTTCTGAACGCATAAACTCATCGCAACAATAATTACGTGCACGAGTAACCAACGACTCATTGAACAAATAATAAAACTGAAGTGGGATACCATACTGCGTACACAAAGCGGACAAATCCGCACATGAACGAGCAAACATACCTGCGCACTGACCACCATACATTGGCGTGGCCACAAACAACTTACGCTCTCTTAGTTTTTCAATTGGGATCTTAATTTCCATAATATACCTTTCTTATGCTGTAATAGTATTATGATATTTACAAGTTGGACAATGAACTGCTTTACGAGGAGGATAAGTTGTTAAGATCATACCAGGATCAGAAACAACTAACTCATCACCACAAGCTGGGCACTGAATACCAGTGCCATGTTCAAATCTTAGCTTTCTTTTCTCTTCTTCATATTCCTCTAAAGTCTTCATTTCTTGTCCTTATAATGATCGGCGTACAACATCATTATAACGTAATGAAGGACTTTAAGCAAGTCATCTTTATTGCTGCCATGCTTTTTGCCATAGCGCCAAAGATATTTGATAGCAGTGTTTCGGAAGGTAGGCATAGAATCACCAAGAGCAAGCCACACATCGAAACATTCTATATTCTCTTCTTCAGTCATATAATGCTGCCCATATGTCTTATCTATATAGGCGTGGAAGTCACGAATGATTTCGTCTTCCTTATACTTGTATTTAGGCGGCCAAGTTGAAGCAGTTGCGCCAGAAATATCACCCGACGCAGAAAGCGGCTGACCATAATAGTCACCATTCTCAAATCTATATGTCTTAGTCATTTCACCTCCGCAAAATTCACAATGTGTTTTAGAATAGCCTTTTGTTCTTCCTTGTTATTATTTTTCATTTTAACTGTATTAAACATAAGAGTCATGTTAGAAAGAATATTAGCAATCTTAGTTTCACGACCCTGCAACCAAGTTTCGTTCTGATTACTACCACGCTCTTTATAACGCTCTTGTCGTACAGCCTTATCAGTTTCTAGATAAACGATCTCAGTTTCATAGTTCTCAACACAATGTTCAAGGAACGATGATGTGAAAAGACGGTCGCCCTCGAAAAGAACAACCGCATCTTTATCTAAACTTGCTAGAAATTTAATTGCTTCTGGCTGAACAGCCATTGACATACGGTCAGTGCCAGAAAAGGTTTCACCCTCTTCATACTTACCGAGAATATAAGCAAGACCTGCCTGATGATAGGGAACTAACTTTACTTGATCAAACTTGGGAATGAAACCATACTTATTGAGAATTTCTTTCATCAACGTAGACTTACCAGCACCTGGTTCGCCACCTATTGCAATCACACGCATATAAAATCTCCCATATTATAAATAGAATGTCAGTCACGGACGGCCATCCCACTGACTCTAAGTCTATCACATAAACCTTTCAATACCAACAGCTTCAGGTTCAACAAACAAACCTGTGCAGTCTAGAATACCATTCTCACTATATAAAGCCATTTTACTATTGTTTATTTGATTAGTCAATAGTTTATTATTTAGGGTCTCAACACGAGCATCCCACATAGGTTGCCAATCAATTCCATCCCAACCATCCTTTTCACATTGAGCAATTTCTTCAGCCTGACGATCAAGATAATAACTCAGGTAACGACCGTGCTTTACTCTGAATAACTTTTTAAAAGAACAAAGAGACGTTTCCATATCAAAGTAATCAGTGTCAGGAAATTCTCGTTGGACTTCTTCTAATATTTCTTTCGCAGAACCATCTAGATAATTTAGTTCTTTTGAAGATAGTTTTACGTCATACCATTCAGGTTTATCGACAGCCATACAAAGGCCATTACGATGAGAACGAGAACCAGAATAATCTTCTAGCATTAAACTTCCAGGTTCTATTGGAAGTCCGCAACACTGCTTTAATGTTTGTAGATAAAACCAAGTTGAATATCTACCAAATTTATGGAACTTAGTTTTGATTTCATTCCAAACATTATTGAAGTTTTCGTCAGGGTGTTGATCGAGGAACGGACGAAATGCTTCTGTCTGAGAACGATCGCCAACCCAGTTCTTGTAAGATTCAAACTGTGCAGGTAGATGACCCTTATTCCATTTCGTGTCTGTTTGATAACGTAGGCGTTTATAATTCTTATTGTTCCAATCCTTTAGGCGATCAAGACCAACAAGTTCCATATCTGGAAACTCGTTCCAAATAACCCATGTTGTTGGAAAATAATACGTTGTGCCGTAGATCCAAGCAATCCAAAGTTTCTGTTCTTTGTTATGCTCGAACCTACGGAACAAGTAATTGGTCATAAAGATAGCGGGGTCGCAATCCTTAATGGAAAGCGACCACCGATACCAGTTTATAAAGTCTTGCTTACGGTGCTTTTGCATTTACCTCGTTTACCCAAAAACCATCGAAGTATTGTTCCACTTTGTTAATTGCTTGGGAACGAAGAACTTCCTTTGACTTATTTTTTACATTCTCACAAAATTCTTCATACAAGTTTTCTTTGATCATGCGACCCTGCATAGAAGCCTCAAGAGCGTAAAGAGTCAACCCCATGTAGATTTTAATATTACCATCACTGTTACTGTTAGGCATAACCTGTCTAGGAGTCTCGCCTGTAATCGAAGTTTCTTTATAATACTGAACAGCAGACTCATCAGCTTCGCTATACTTGGTTAATTCATCAAGTATAACTTCTAGCGGTTGTAGGCGTTTACGATACACCTTCGAAGAGGTTCTGTCACCAAACTCTCTTGACGAGAGAAGATCAACAAAATCCGTAATCGTATCAACTGCATTTTCTCCGTATTTAATATACATACGACAAAGAGAAGCAATATGCCAATCAACCATCCCTCTTGGACGATTTACCTTTGGTTCTCCTTTACAAATATATTCGTTGATAACGGTCTGCATGATTGGATAAGCGAAAGAAATGGCAGGACCAGAATTCATCCAATCATTCTTGGCACGCATTCCGTGCGGAGTACCATAAGAAATTGCAAACGAAATTGGAAGGATACCATCACCATCATTAATCTTATCAATTAAGATACCATCATTCATACCAATTTGACGACGAATACCATTAACGAGATCAGTAGTGTTTTTAGAAGCAGGTCCGGCATCGTGGAGCAACGAGTCTTCAGCTGCCTGTTCTTTATCACAAGCCCACTCAAGGTCAACTGCAATCTTATCCGGAAATTCAAGACCAAGCAACTGAATATATCCATTCAGTATATTATGCTTTCTTGTATTACCGTCAGTCAAACGGTAAGCGAATTTACTGTTTTCCTCAAAAACAGTAACAGTAAACTTGGTGTGCTTTGGTCTAATTGTTCCAATCTGCTCGAAGTGATGAAGCTGTTTAGGATAACGTGCTTCATGATTACGTTGGTTCTCAATAGGTTCTATAGAAGCAAGAGCGCCGACAGGAACATAAACTTGCGCATGGGGCTTCTTTGCACTAAGATTTTTAACAGCTTCAACTACCTCTGATAGTTCTCCAAATTCAACTTTTTTATATTCATGAGGAACCATTTCTTCAGCAACGAAGCCATGATTAGCTAAATCTCTAATCGCACTAATAGTTTCGTTGTCAAGAATATCTTGACGTGCAGCATTAAACTCCTTAGCAAGAGGTCGAAGATTGATAGGTTCTGCAACAACTCGAGGTTCGATGCCTATTTTATAGGCAACCTTAACCTGGAGACGATGATCTACTTCTTCACCAATTCGACAAATGACAGTTCTACGCTTTGTTTGTGTGAACTTGTCTACTTCTTTACGATATTGATCGAAACTCCAGTTCTTATACATAAAACCTCTCCAAAATTTATCATACTCATTATACCATCATTCAGCAAAAATGTCAAGCCCTTTATATTCGAGGAAGAGTTCTACGCAACCTCCCTTTCCTTTTTTCGTTGCAGCCTTATAGATTACATCGTCGAGAGAGTAATCAATCTTCTCAAACTCCGAAGAGTTTACTCGAAACATGGCTAGTAAACAACCGCTTTTTTGTTTACCTACGAATTGTATGCCTAACTTTTTGTAAAAAGGTATAGCTGGAATTTCCGAAGAAACTCGAAAATAATCCGCACTCGAATAGAAAGCGTAATACAAAGATTCATTGCACAATTTTCTAGCAACACCTTTGTTTCTGTGCGCATAAAAAGTATGAAGCAATTGAAGGTTAGCCGTATAAGGTTTACGTTTCGAAATAGTTGTGAGAATGGCTCCGGCAAGGTCATCGCCTTCCCAGAGCCCAACAACTTCGTCCCATTTATTCAACATGTCGCATTTAGCAACAAATGTTTTGGCAAACTTATCTTCTTTGTTATCGCTAATGCTTGCTACAAATTGTTCTCTTGTAACTTTTTTAAACTGCGATGAATTCTCGAGCTTTCTTTCCTCGCTCTTTTCCATATTTTGTTTTCTCCCATGACGTATAAATCTCGTGATCATATTTTAGTTCAGGAAATTTATAATCGCCCTCAAGAAGAATTTGCAGAACATCTGGGCCATTATTAAGCGCAGCATCTATAAACGCTTCAACAAATCTAAAAGAATCTTCTAACTCTCTACGATCAAAAGAATTACGGAAACAACGAAACTCAATAGTTCCTGTGTGCTTCATACAATATGTATTAATAGCATAACGGAATGGGCGACCCATTGATACGCCATCTTTACCAGCAGCATGTAGCTTGATAAAGTGTTCAAAGTCTGTTGCTAAATTAATAATATTAGCAGACATATAATCTGGCATTAACCGACCACAATCTAACTTTAGATAAGTCTTTGCTGTTTTTGTGGAGGCCATATCCGGATGCAATCTAAACGCATGAATACGATCAACTACAACATGTTGATTATCACGGATATATGCTACAAGTCTTTTTAACCCTGCAATATCTTCTCGAAGACCGGGAACGAAAACATGAATGTGATTATGAGAGATACAGTTGCTAGTAGGAGAACAATTATTTCGCTTATAAAAATCAAGGATCTCAAAAATACGATCAACTTGTTCCTTCCAAGTTTTTGTTGGTCTTACGTTAATCTCACCACCAAACGGCGGTTCAATACCAAGTGGATCACAAGCAATACCACGATAAGGAGGGTTTAAATTAACAACGTCAGTTTCTGAAAACTCCCATTTACCTAAATGTTCTGGAAGCGGAAGGCGGCGATCCGCATCTCCCACTTCCATCTCAAACCCCCAAGTAAAACTCTTTGGGTCATATGTCATTGCAAATCCTCGATCGTTGGAAATTCATACTTATTATAGCTTATTACTTTGAAATTTTCAACTATAAAAACTTCGAACATAGGAGCAGTAACTTGAAAACTCAGCCCGCTTCTTTTTAGAATATCAGCAGTTGATGCAAAGATAATACCGTTTGCAGCATAAGAATAATGCAATGGTCTAGCTTCGTTACGAAAGGCAGTAATTACTTTATCTTTATCAAGAGTACAAACTGACATACTGGAAGGATGAAACTTATGCAAAGGAACTTCGCCAGTTTCCAAACAGCGTAAAATTAATTCACTATCGTTCTTTGTGATAACATCATATCCAAAAGTTCCTTTCCACTGTTCTGGATTCTCTTGAGAGATAACACCATTATGAACAATTGAAAGTTCTTCTGTAGCCATTGGCTGATTATATGCCAAATCACTTGTAGAATAACGTACGTGACCAATACAATAAAGATTGCCATCTTCGTTTACCCAACTAGAAATGTCTTGATTGTTTATAAATGTGCATGCATTAACTGGTTCTTTGATTGTATGAACCTTACCATTCTTAACATATGATACGCCAGTGGCATGTTTACCACGAATCATTGATTCAACAAAAAGCCGACGAACTAATTCAAATTCTTTTTCGCCGGGATTTTTGATAGCTATGCCTAATACTCCGCACATTAGAAAAATGCCTCTAGACTTGCTTCTTCTGCCTTACCATAAGGATCCTTCATTCCATGAGCATGAAGATAATCATACCACTCTTTGCAAGGAATAACACCTGCGTGTTTTCCTTCTTTGATTGGTGTCCAATCATCCCACATTCCAGGAGATATACCGTTCCACAATGGTCGCTGGAAAGGATGATTTTTATTCATTCGGCGTTCTTCAACAAACTGTTTACGTAACGCTTCATACTCATATGACTTTAGCTCGAGCATCTTTTCACGGAAATAACAAACTACAGAAATACGCTCAGAAGTAGCGCTATCAGGATTGTTAAGAACAATAGGGGTATTTCCATGGATAACTTCATGGTTATTGACAAGCAAAAGGTCACCAGGACGCACATTAACAGCAACTCTATACTCCGGAAAAACAAGGTATCCTCCTGTATATTCTCCTGTGCCTAGCACCAGTAGATTACTTAGGCCAGTGTCTAAGTCACCAGCGTCACGGTGACAAGCAGTGCGGAATGTCTTGTTTACTGTTATAGTAGTAAATACTGTTTCTGGAACAAGGAATCTTGGATCCATTTTATCAGCGGCTGCTTTTTGATTGCCCCAACGCCATGGAAGTAATTCCTTAAACCCTTTATTCAAAGTTTGTAGGAATGGATATGCTAGTTTGAAAAGTTCTGGATGCTTTTCAGTGTATGACGTTGCACGGCCATAAGGGATGCGAGGGTAACGATCATACCAACCAGCAACACCTGAGAATACTGACTTTGCATAATTAGTAGTTGATGCCCACTTTTCGGCAACCATTGTTGCTTCTGCACGAACTTCCTCCGGTGGTTTATTACTAAGACCATCTACCCACTTATCAAACCAACCATGATATTCTGGGTACACCTTCATAACTTCAGAACGCAACCAAACAGTACCACGTGTTTCTTCAACGCCCTTTGGTCCGCCGTTCTTATACTTCTCACGAATAGAAGCAACTGATACGTCATCAAAAAGAGATGCACCATCATCCATTAGAAAGTCAAGCATTTCCTGTTGATATGGTGTAACCCAGTCTCTGCCACCACGACCTTCCGTAGCAAGCATATCGCCACGAGGACCAGCAGCAAGACCACGGTTCTGACTTTCTACCGCAGCTTCTCTCAAGCCACGATATGCCATATCCTGTTCTTCTTGACTGAAGTAATTTTTACGGAACTTGAATGCGATACGTAATTCGTCATTACCTTTGCCACAATCGTCACAATCTGACATACCGCACATAGCTTTGGTAGCAACATCGCAAAGCGGAGGCATGTAACAATCAGTATCTTCTTCGATTAGAATATCATAATTGCTTTCGTCAACAAACTGCCCAAGCAAATGTTCGCAATCAATTTTAGTTTTAGCAACAATACGTCTTACCATTATTCAGCCCCATATAGAATAGATTTAATGTCAGGAGGAGTCCAGCCTTCTGGCTTTAGTATTTTACCATCTTCACGACGAATTGGCTTACCGTCTACTAACTTTGCCATGTTGCTTGAATGGACTGCCTCGAATACTCGGTCGAGGGGAATCCCATAAGATGCAGCAGTACCACACACAATGTAAATAATATCAGCAAGCTCTTTGGCGACATTCTCTAGATCATCCTTATCTTCACCGTCAAAGTATTCTTCTACTTCTTCTTTTAGAAGTTTACGGCGCAATACACGTTCATTCTCATCAGGAAACTCTGGCACTTCGCTGACATTCTGCCCAACTGCTGTCTGGAATTCTTTTACATCTTTATAAAAATTAGTCATTTATCCACCATGGTCTTTCTCGTTTTTTCCAACTATGAAGATGAGTCTTACCCACCTTATAATAATTACGATAGTTTCTAACAGGATCAGAACAAATAATATATTCTGGCGCCATACAAGAAGGCATCGTCGTCATATCATATTCTTCTAAATTTTTCGGAGGAGAAGCCAACGTTGCTGAGATCTCGCCGTAACATTTATGAGTTTTCTCATAACGATATGTATATTCCTGCATAAGTGCAAAGAAATGATCTACCAGCCAATTGTAATTCTCGATGCTACTGCGAGCCCATACAGCAGATGGGTGATTGATGTGCGTAGCTGAATATATAACATCTTCACGTGCGTCATTTAACAACCACCATTTTTTCTTACGAGTTTTAATTTTACCATCTTCTTGTTCGACCTGCACTTCGAGTTGAATTTCTCGACCATCGAGT